GAAGTTAAGCAAGCCAAGAGTCATATATAAATGAGGCTTGCTTGAATCCCCTGATTCATTTATTTGAACCCAAGTTCCCGCTGGTACATCTGCCAAACCTGTAGTATTTCGTGTAAATCGGATGCTTGTCGCTCCGGCAGAATATGCGTTTGTAGTCTTCATTATCTCATTATTTTGAGAAGTCTTTAATGGGGGATGCATCTTAAATGTGCCAATAGTCCCTCGACAACTGAGAAAGAATATCTGCCATGCCTTCGCTTCTTCATCTGTCAATGGAGGAAGCGTTACTTCCGCCTCCCACTGCGTTCCTACGTTCTCAAAGTGCTGTGCTTTATATGTGAACGGAGATATGGTTGTACCAATCTTTCGAGCAAGTCGCATATTAAAGGAAGCGAATTCATGGTCTGGAAGGGTTAATGGGTATGAGATAGCCATGCTTAAATTCCCGTCAAGCCTTTAGAATAAGAGCCGCCTCGCTGTCTAGCTTGTAATACTCCAGCCTTCGTGGCATTTGTGATCTGTGGCATCAAGTTGGCGATTTCAGCGCGTACAGTCTGTGATACGCCTGTAGAGATATTCAATGTTACAGAGACTCCATCTGATCCGCCCAATCTGTTATTCGGAACAACCTTTCCGCCACCAGTCGGAATCATCAGCTCTGGTCCGCGCTCACCAACCATATAAGGTTTGCCGCCACTTACTGGGCCTCCCATCGCCCTGCCTGGGCCAGACATAGATGGCCCCATTCCCTGTGTAAAGCCTCCAGTTCCAACTGAGACTCCAGCAGCTCCCATAGTAGCCGATGTTGTTCCGCCAGGAAAGAATGCGGCAGTCAACGCACTTGTAGCAAGACCAGCCAGCCTAGATGTCGCTGTCTTCAGCTGCATGCGAAGCATATCTCTTAGTATAGAGACTGCCATCTGCTTAAATGCGTCTTTGGCTGTCATCGACCCATCTGCGATACCAATCAATGCGTCTTCGAAGCTTTTAGCCGCCCTGACACCTTGATCCTCAAACATCTTCAGCGTCTCATCCTGAGCCATTTTGAGTTCTTTGGTTTTCTTGGCTGTCTTCTCGGTGATCGTTGCTGTCTTAAATAAAGTACCTGCCAACTTCTCAATTGCGACCCTATATGCATCAAGCTCCGTGCCAGACATCTCAGAGTTGCCTCTACGCAGAACCGCTTGCAGCCTTTCAGCTTCCTCAATGAACTTTTGGTTCGCTGACTTGCCTTCTTCAATGAGCTTAATTCTCTCTTTAGACTGAGTCTGAGCTATGCTATCAATGATATCCTGTAGTTTTTGCCTAGCTTCTGCTTCTTTAAGGAAGCTCTCTAACGCCTTATCTCTGGCATCTGCATTCGCTTTTACTAACAATGTATTGTTACTAAGCATTAAGTTTAACTGATCGTAGGCTTCTTTATTCTCCAACGCTGCAATGGAAGCATCCGTGAGCGTAGTTATAAGATTGCGAAGCTCTTTATTTGACAGATCCTCGCCATCAGCAAGCTCAAGAAATGCAGTTCTAGCATTATTAATGCCTTCAACGGTTTGAGCGTCACCCAAGGTCATGAGTGCTTCCAGAAGCTTCTTAGATTTATCCTCAGATATTCCTAAATTTCCAGATAGATTCTCTATAGCATTCTGGACTAACTCTGTAGCCTTAGCTAACTTAGCCATATTCATCCTCACTGCATAAGCATCCTTTGCGCCTACTGATAGGTCAGGAGACTTTAGGCGGTCAAGTTCAGCGTATGCGCCCTTGACAGTATCTATGCTGATCCCAAATTGATGCCACTTCTCTAGTTGTTTATCAACTGACTCTACAATTTGATCTGATGCAGCGGCAAAAGCGATCTTCGCCTCAGTCATCGCCATAGAAACTTCAAGCATAGCTAGCTCTTTATTGACTAAAGCCAACTTCTTTATCTTATCTGTGAGTGTAAGGACCCCGTCTTCCATCTTATCCATGACACGGGCAACCTTCTCATTCGCTTCCTCAAGCTCCTTGGCAGCATTTGCTGAACTAAAGAACGCAGGAGCTAGCTGCTGCCCTACAACAGCTGCAATAGCGACAACACCACCGAATAATGCACCGCTAGTGCCAAAGATACCGGCTAACTGAGAACCCTGCTGTCCTAAGATCAACATGGGGTTCATGCCCATCTGATACATAACAGCAATATCTTGAATTTGATGTCCGACTTGGCCTAATTGAGCACGACTTTGCCTAGTCGTATTTCTCATGGCTTTGCCGGTAGAACTGACTTGCTTCTCTAGCTTTTTAGAATTGCGGATAGCAGAGGCAATAGCCGCCCCAGTTTTATCGTCTGCGTGGATTACTATCTTTTGAGTCGCTACTGCCATTCTCTTCTGCCTCGATATTGAAGAACGCAATCCATTCTATCATCTCTGAGTATGGGATACTCTCTAGTTCCTGGACGGTCTTACCAAGATGACCCGCTAGCCGAAATAAGCTCAGTCTAAGCGGATCGTTCCTTAGTTTTTTTCCGGGTCCTCTGCAAGTGCAGTTCCCACTAAGACAGAGTAAAACGGCATAAGGATGGAAACCTTCTGCTGTAACAAGTAACGCTTATGCTCAAGGGTAAACGCCCTCTCGCCATCCTTGTCCATAGCCTTCATCATAATTAACTCGACAGCCGCTTCAATAGAGCTGTTACTCAGGAAGTCAGGATACTTGTTCTGCAGCTTAGAAAGCTCGGCAACGGTCAAAGGAGTCACATAAAATGTAGAATCCCAAGCCGTTACCTCGATTTCTATACTCTCAGATTTAATCGCATCCTGTAGTTTTTGGAGGAGACTCATAAATTTCCTTCTATTAAACTGCTACGTCTGAGAAGTCACCAGTTCCCTGGAGTGAGAAGTTCACTGTGATCATCTCTCCAACCGCAGCTGAGAAAGAACTATCCGTAACAATGCCACTTCCACCATAACTCCGAGTGCCAGTAAGGCCATCTGGATATATTGTGAACGTGATCGTTGATCCCACCGCGAAATCATCTTGATGTGATGTCGCATAAAGTGGGTCAAACATTGCGTCAATAGTCGCACTGAAGCCTTTAAGTGTTGGCACATAGGTGCGAGATGCATCCCCAATGACGGTATTTTCAACCGTGTCGGATGTGTGTGAAATAGAATATCCAGTGATCTCAGCAATAGCCTGAGTTCCAACCTGAACGATGCCGTCACCGGCAGTCATAGTAGCCATTGTAAAGCCTCCTTAAATGGCAGTATCGGGTTGCCCCGTTTCTGTACGATATTGTACAGCGAAATTCATTCTAATCGTAGCAACTGGCTGGTCACCATCGCCAGAATACATCGCTTCAACGCCAGTCAATTGTGTGTTGATAGCTAAACCGCCTAAAGTAGGGCTGTCTAATATAGCTGTTTCAACTTCGGCGTTTACAGTGTCTAGAGTATCATCAAAGTTAGCTAAAGCACGAACATAGCCTTCTACCACCAGGTCAACAGTACGGGTCTGTATTCGCTTTTGGCTGAATGACTGCTCTTCTAAGCTTTCACTTTGACTATAAATAAGTAGAGCGGGTAGCTTTGCGCCACTTAACGGATAAATGCGACTAGCATATACATTGCTGCCAGTAGTAGTTAATGAGGCAAGTTGGGCCTCAAAATACTCTCTAATCTGTTGGCGAACGTGACTCACTGAGCCTCCAATATTAACTGCGTCATACCTGTTCCATCCGGTTGTACATCAGTGACTACATAATTAGCCCCAGATATAGAAAGGGTCGAGCCTTGTCCAACGCCTGTTACATCAACAGTTTGAACAACAACGTAGCTCTCCTGGATGGAAAACGGTACTTCTCCGCCAACAGAAAGACTTGTGTGCGGGCTGTCAAATATACCTGTAATCGTTTTAGTGCCTAAGTTAACGTCAACCCCAAAATCACTCAGGATCGTCCGTCTCTCCTGTAGCGTCTCCACTGTCATCTTCTGCGACTTCCTCTTCTGTAACTACTTCTTCTGTAACTACTTCTTCTATAACTAACTCAGCAGCCCCAATGGAGACTAAGTAATCAGTCGTTTCACTTTGCAGGTACTTTACTTCCTGCGGGCTTCCGTGGTTGCTTTCTTGCAGTAGTTTTACCTTTATTTGCACGTTGCTGAACCTCTTTTACTTCTCTATCTGAAATCTTAGGCATTGCATTATCTGGAATGACCTTGCCTATAGATAATAGAGTCTTAGCAAGACTTTCACTCAGCTCTACAATATCGCCAGCGCGAGCCTTCGCTCCGTTACCAATAATACAATCTCTAAGAATCCGATACTTCATATATACCTCAAAAATCAAGGGGGCCGAAGCCCCCTCTCATTAGCCCTCTACTAAGGGATATCTTGATCACCTAAGCAGAAGCTTACAGCGTTCCGTACAGCCACATCAACTGACTGAAGTGCGCGTACACGCACAGTGCCAGAAGCTGATGAGGTGTATGGGTCTACCAAGATGTCTAGGCCACCATACATTCCGATCAACAGATCTGCGAAGTTACCGAAGTAAGCATCCCCAGCGGCTGCTTGATTGGAAACAATGGCTCTATAGCCATTGACGGTTCCACCAGGCTCAACAACGAATTGAGCAGTGTTAACTGCCTTCTCAGTTGTCTTCAACGCACCATACATGGAAGCTGGCATGATATACGCCAAGTTACCAAGTAAAGCATTATCGGTGGCGACAGCAGTCTCCATTCCGACAACTTCAGCGAATGTTGGATTGGCTCCAACAAAGTCCTGAAGGTTGATGCCTGTAGTAGAGCGAATGCCCGTAGGCTGTCCGCTTGACCCAGTACCAGCCAATGCGCCCAAGTCAATTGCCAAAGCCATTGCTTGAGTCAAGTCATCACGAACTAACGCCTCGATGTCAGGAGATCCCTGAATCATCATCTGGCGAGTCATTTCAGTGAATGCCCCAACTGTTTTAGGCGTCATTGTCACCTGAGCGAATGTTGGCTCTGATTCAGAGGCATTGCCCCCTTCAGTTGCGATCCATCCAGCAGCAGACCCAGTGGCCTTCTTCGGGATAGCTACATTGCCAGACAGTCCTTGTAGCATGCGAGCACCGGCTTGCATGACTGAAGACTGGTTGCGGAGTACATCGATGAAGTCTCCAGCACGATAGTCTTCTGGGACCAATGATGAGTCATCAGTAGTATTGATGTCACGTTGCGCCCATGTACGGAGTACATCTGCTGGGATCATAATCCCTTGTGAAGTTGAACCATACATATCAGCGGCAGCGCGTGACGCCTCGAACTCAAATGCAGCCTCTTCCTGAGCCTTGCGGTCAGAAGGATTCGCTAGAGCGCGGATAGCACGAACCAAGCTGAAACGCTTGACTTCCTTGGATGTCATGCCGATATCTTCAGCAACAAGTGGCTTGTTACCAATATCTTCCAGGACAATGCCACGGAACTCTGCCAACGACTTGCCATCTTTGACAGCGCGTGAAGCGACATCAGACATGTTGTGGCGAGCACCAAGCTCAAAGATTTGAGCGGCTTCTTTTTGAGCATTACGGGCAGCTTCAGCGCGTTCTGCTTCTACGTTTACTTCTGTAGACATTACAGTCTCCTTAGTGTGAGAAGTTTCTATTACGGGTTCAGCAGGAGGCTCTGCGCTTCGGCCCACACGCGACTGACTGTCGGCGGGGATAGAAACTACGGATGCTTCCATTGGACGCCAAGACTTTACTCGATAGGTATCCTTACCTTCTCGCTCCATCTTGTTTACTGCGTATCCAACAGAAATATTCTGTCGAATACCGTCCTTCACATCCTGGAATACTTCTTCAGCAAGACTGTTTCGACTGAACAGCACTCTAGCGCGGACCTTGCGCTCGTCTGAATCCAATTCCACGGATTCTATCACACCTATCTGCTGCGTCCGATCATGGTCTAACAGCAGTGGTGCTTGACCACTCGCAATCCAGGACATATTTACTGCCCCAGGAGAGTGGTCTAATATCTCATTACCGTATCCTCGTTCAACAGGATTCTCGGTAGACATCACGATTATCGCAGTGCGATTCTCTTCATCAATAATATCATCTTCGCCAAAGCGAACAGTCCGTAGAAAGTTCTTGCCTTGCCTAAAGGTAAATGTTGCATCTTCATTGTCAGTGTTTAAGGACTCTTCTTCAATCAAAGCCCTGACCTCTTCATCACTTAGGGCAAACTCTGCAGCTGGCTCTTCGATAAGATTATCTTCTACTAACACTTCATCAAGATCAGAATCTTTAATCACAGATTCTTCACTACGGTCATCTTTCATTTGGTTCACAATCTTCTTACTCCAACTAAAACCTGCGTCTCCGCCCCAAAGCGACCAAGCAATTCGACCATTGCTGGGATAGCCATCCTCTCCAGGCCGAAAACCATCTGCCTTCTTATCTACTTCGTGACGACTAAAGAATGAGTACATCCGCTTAACCGTATCATCGCTTAGATTCTTGGTGTTCACAATGTCTCTAGCGCGAGCTATTCCTATAGCAGTGCCACCTCTGCCGTGCTCACTTCGCCAATCAAGACCTCTTCTGGCCTCATTGATCATACCATCAGTCGGCTTGTAGCTCATCTTCTTGGTCATCCATAATGGGGTTCACTGACGTTTTAGACGCGCCAAAAGGTTCAAATGCCGTAATTACACCAAATTGAGCAGCTGTCTGCTTATCTCTCGCTATTTGAGCGAAAGTCTCTTCAACATCTCTGCCATAATTGTTTGCGACATCCTGCATGGATAGAATGCCATTTTGCAAACCGATAACAGCTGCGTTCATCTCCTTGAGTGGATCTACCCACTGGAATCCTCTGCCTCGCCACTGAGACGCAGAATAGAACTTCTCGAACTTATCTGGGCCAATCGGCAAAGCATTAAGAGTCAGGTTGCCTACAGACATACCCCACTCAAGCCATACTCGATAGACTTTATCTACAAAGTGTTCGATCAGGAACTGCTGGTCGTTCTTAAATAGATCTCGCTCCAATAAAGCCCCCTGCCTGATGGAACTATAGGAGGTTCCCTCTAGGTCGTTAGACAGAGACTCATAGCTCAAGCCGATGCCTGAAGCAATCCCTCTTAGAACTGCTTTATTGAACTCAGAGAACGCACTAGTAGGATGCGTTGGGTCTATCATTTTTAAGTCATAGCCCTGTGGCAGAGACTGGATAGTACCGGCTTCATAATCTAACTGTGGGATATCTCCATCGAATGAATCTGCAATGCCGTCTCCGCCAGGTGAAACAAGAACAGCGAACTTGGCGGCTGCGGCTCTTGCTGCTGTAATCTCAGCGTCTCTGTATCCATCAAGCATCTTCAATGCGAAGATAGCTGGAGAGAAGTCTGAATCGCCTCTTGTCTGACCAGGACGCTTCTTCTTGAATACATGAATCATCTGATCAGCAGGAACTCGCGTGTATTTCTTCTCTGGCTTA